TTATACGCCAGCAGCATAGAGTCCCGCATAAATTCGCGTTTCATGCCGCCCGAATCAAGATACTTGAGAAATGAGAATCCATTTACATCCTCTACATAAAGCCTTAAGTTGTTAGCAGCCGGGTCTGTACCTGGTTGCGCAATCTCGGCCATATCAAGATATCCTGAAGCAGTCAGATTCGTCACAGTAGGCGAATTGGTAAATTCAAGGGCATCCGGCGTGGAATTGACTACAACTATCTTACCGCCGTCACCCGTGTAATCCGCCGGTGTGTCCATCAAGTCCGTAAACCACATGAAGACCGGCTGAATCGGCTGCGCAAATAACACGCAGGCCAATATAATTACGGCCAAAAACAAAACGATTCTATATGGTTTCATTATGCGCTCCCCAACCTTGAATCTATCCTGCCGCCGCGCGTTTGCCTCACGTCTATCCAGGTATTCATGTCCGCCCTGCCGATTGTCTCGGTCTCCTGCCGGTCAAGCGCCCTTACCGAAGGCATTAACATCTTTAGGTCATCCTTGATTTCCGCTTTCAATTTAGGGTCACCACCGGCCAATGGCCCGACCAATTTCCTTGCCAAGAGCAAAACGAGGACCTCGACAAACAACGGGTCAAACTCCGCAGGGTCAGTTACTTTCTTGGTGTACCTTATCTGGCAGGTGGATTCGTTGGTCAAAATCCTCTGTCCTTCAATGGCGAAAGTGCGGTGGGTCTTATTGCCTGGACTGCGGTTGTCATCGTAGATAGACCTCAAGTGAAAGAAATCATTTGGAAGAATGAACTGGTTGTCAAACTCAAAGTCGGGCGAGTCCGTGTCTTCCGATAACTCCGCTCTGTCCGCAGCGAAACGCCAGAAATGAGAGCGCAAAAGGGCATCCCTTGTCATTTCATAATGCAAACGGCAATTAATGGCTTCCTCGCTCGATTCGGAAGTATCCTCGTAATTAGTGATGCGTCCCGCACCTATTTTGCCAAGCGCCGCATTACATATACTTGTCTCGGAGATAGCCATTACGTCCCCTTCACTTTAACCTGAAATTGCAACTCTTCATTTGGCAAATGGTTCACCAGCCAAGCCATGCTCGCAGCTTTTTCCCGCGACAATCTCAGACCATTTATGTGTATCTCATCTCCGTTTGTGCGTGTGCGAAAATGTATCTGGTCAACCCTTGTGGAGAAGATGCACTCTTCTTCAACTTCAGCCATGATTTACTCCTTAATCTTCCGCAGTAGCGCCTTCGACCCAAACCGATATGCTTCCCGCTGCCGCAGCTTTTAGTTCCAGGGCCTTGTTGGTTACGAGCTTTATCGGCTTAGAAAACTCTTTGGCTACGACAATCGGGCCAGCCGCCTTCGCATAGAACGGGCCGAAAAGAAGGTTGTCGTCCTCATCCTGCAAAACGGGGTCTGCATCATCATCGTCACAGGTTATCAAGACTGATGTAATGTAAAGCGACTTTCCCGCGCCTGGTGCTGCTTTGATTTCGATAGCGGTCGAAGCATCGGCCTCATTGCCGTTAAGAGACCAAATAGTCCTGCCTTTGAACGGGATTTCGTCCACTATTGTCGGCGTACTAATCGCGTCTAAAGCCATAATTTATCTCCTTAAATTGGTGCGCCCGCATAAGAAAAAATATGCGATTCGGGATACCTTGCCTGGTCGGTAAGCGCGGTTGTCGGCGTTTCAAATCCAAGGCCCGTGCCGTCTACGTTCGTAGTGGTCTTGCCTGGAATGTCCGTAGTGCTGTCATACGTTCCAGGGTCGGCTTCTGTCGCCGATGCGCCGGTTTCGTTCACTCTCGCATATATCTGCGCCATAGCGTCTATCTCGTCCCAGTGAACGCTGTTTAGACTGTTGTATGGGTTGGCCCTTGCATATCGCAAAAAGCCCCAAAGATGTTCATTACCTGTTGCAGCCATGATTATTCTCCTTTATTAAAAATTCTTTCGTAATTTTCGTCGTACTTCTTTTTGTCAACGGGCCGGAAACGGTCGCCTTTGCCCGCGCTTACGGGGCTGCCATCGCTTTCGCAGTAGCCGGCCCTTTCGTTTCTTTTCAGGACTTCCTCGCGGACGTTGGCTTCGTTCTCGTTCCAGGGGACTATTTCGCCGCCGCTTTTTGCCCTTTTAATAATTTCCATAGCCAGTTGCGTCCCTTTTCGTGCCCGCAGTTCGAGCACCTTCTAAAATACCCCTTGTCATCGTGCCGAAGCATCATCAGATACATTCCACACTTAGGACACTGCGGGTTCGCAGATACTAATTGTCCATCCATTATTTCTTCTTTCTTGCGTCGAGAATGGCTTTCTTGACAAAACGCTTTTCTTCTTTTGGCTCTTTTTTCTCTGCTTTTTTAGCCATTACTTAAATTCCTTAAAAACGATTGAGGGGCCGAAGCCCCCCAATCTAAACACTTTTAAGTGCTGCACATCAGCATAATCAGCGGGCCTGCAATCGAGGTGCTTCCTTGGTTTAAGATGTATCCCGCAATCTGGCCGGAGGTCTTTGTCGCGGTTTTGAATAAAGCCGCGTTTGAACCCCAGACCAATGTCCTTGCATCCGTAGCTGGCGTATCAACAGTCTCGCCGCCACTGATAAGACACGGCCCCCACGTCTGTATCCAGCAATACTGCGAGGATGCGTTCATCATCGGGACGCCAACCCACGCCGAGTAACCATTCGTGGTTTCCAGAACTTCACGATAAGGATTCTCGTAAATTTCGTGGGCAAATGAAGTAGTACCAGCGTAAGGCAGGGCGTTATCAAGGTAGACCCTCGTGGTCGAAGAACCCGAAGCGTCGTTGCCGACAATGCCGTATTGCGTGGTATTGTCAATAGTGGAGTGATACAAGACCGCATAGCCACCAGCTAAATCATCTTCTGAACGGCCTGTGCCGGTGTAGCTAATGTACCTGTCGCCTACGCTTCCGGCAACGGGGGCGGCGGTATAGCTAAGAACAGCCGCCTCAGACGCTCGGCAGCCGTGGTAGGGAACCACAGCGCCGTTGGCATAGGCGTACTTGAATACCCGACCGTCCCACTTCAGGTAACGAGTGCCGGGGATATACCTCTTCGTGGTTTCCACGGCGTATATTCCCAACTGGTTGTCGCCACTGAAGTCGTGCGGTGAAGCAGCCCAATCAAGGGGCCTAAATGGATATGTAAATATCTTAGACATTTTAGTCTCCTTTCTTACGAGGTGTTGAGCGTAATGCCAACAACCGCCGGGCCTTCAACTCTTGTGGCGCCAAGGGACATCTCGACATATACCTGGGTCGAGTAGTTCTTGTCGTCTCGTTCCGAAATACGAACCGTAGGTTCCTCAGAAATTGCGAGGACAATCGCATCCTGGGCAAAGGCATAACATTTGGTAGCGCCTGTGTCGGTGTCGTCGGCTACAAGTCTTGTACTTTTGAGGAACTTGAAGCCCATGAACGTATCAATGTGACCTTGCGCTAAAGCCTTCACAGTATTGTAGTCGGAACTTTTAACCTCTGTGGTATTGAGTAACTGATTGATGTTGTAGGGGTTAGTTACAAAATACCGCTGACGCGCTTCGTCAATCTCCGCATCGTCGAGAAGCTGCTTGCAGGTGAGCAATTTGGCGATTGTCAAAGCCGTTTCGGTCGTATCGCTCCAGTCGCTTCCGGCTGTTGCGATAGTACCATCCGACTCGACAAGCCTACATTCACCCGAATCGTAGTTGTTAATCGTAGTGCCGCCCGCGTGACCACCGTAAGCAGCGCCGCCCAACGCCGTGATAATCACGTCGTCTATCGAGCGGTTGAACGCCATTACAGCGTTCTGGGCGTAGGTTGATTGAGGGTCAATAAGCATTTTAAGCCTATCCACGTTATCAATCAAATCGGCCCAGTTGTAGTCCGCCAATGTCAACTTTCGTCTGGAGTGTGGGGTGTCAATCTGCGGCGTGTCACCATGACGCGAACTTATCAACTGAGCTTCGGTGGCCCCGATGCGCTCGACGTACATGGTGTCGCCGGTGACGTCCTCCATTCTACAGACTTGTCGCAGTACAGACTCTTTCTGCTGACTCAAAAGCAGAATATTGGCCTTGAACTGGTCGACAAAGGCAGTGGTTATTTGAACAGACATTAGATAACCTTTCTGCTAACGTAACTATTCAATTAACGGAAAGGTTACCCTTGCAGGTCTTTCCTACCTCGCACGGTTAGTGGGTAGATTACTACCGTTTTTTGGGTCTCTTACGAGGTTACCCGCTTTAAGCGTCTCAAAAGGGTCTTAATTAAGGTTACCCTGTCTTGACGTGTTTCGTTTTCTCCTGAAATAGCTGCGAAACCTTCTTAACTTGCGCCTCATGCTGCTTTTTCGTAAATCCATGTTTTGCATAATCAATACCGTAAGCCTTGTTCGCCATTTCATTGTCTATCTGAGTCTGCAAATCTGCCGTTGTCGGAACGAGTTTGGAAGTATCCACCGCTCCGGCCTCGGCGAACTTGGCACCGAGGTTCGCCGAATACCTTATAAAGTCGGGGTCGTTGCCGAACTTCTGGCAGAGGCGTTCTTTGAACTCACCGTTCCCGTCAGTACCCTTCTCGACGGCGACATTACCCAGATGCTTTCTCTGCTCGTAGGCGTTGCCCCAGTCCTTATAGAGACCATCCTTGAGGGTTTGCATTGCAAGCTCGGCATCCTGCGTTCTTTTCGTAAGTAGCGCTATCACATTGTCGTTATTGAACTTGAACAGTGCATCGGCCTGCTTCCGGCTCAAGCCTATCTTGTGGAACAATTCCTGCGCGGCGGTCGCCAATTCCTGATTGTAATGCTCTTCCGGCATTTCTTCCGGTCGGGTAAGATTGTAGTCAGCCGCTGTATCCGGCCTGCCGCCTGCGATATAAAACGCGTTCCATTCGTCGTCGCTCGATGCTTCGTTGGGTATGGGAACCTTGTCTGCGCTTATGATTTTTTCAGTGTTTGCCAAACTTTTCATTACACCTTCAAAATTCACTACCCTATCGAATACTTTTGCGCCCCGAATCTCTTCCGGCAAACTCCAGTATCAACCTGTCCTGCTTCTTCTGTCATCTTTTACTCCCTTAACGAACTGTTTCTTGTTTTCGGGGTCATTCAAATACCCATCGGCAACGAAACTGGGCAATTCGACTTTGAAAGATTCCGTTTTTACGCCGGGGTTGTTTTTCGCAAATACCTGCTGCTCTTGTTGGTTCTTGCAAAAATACTTTTTGCCCATGGCATTGATTTGAATGACTTCTTTTATCGCTTTTTGGTTTTCTTCCGGTTCCGGN